TGCTCGACATCGAGCGCTCGGGCGGCGACCAGACGCTGACCGGCTTCGATCCGAAGGAGATCGAAGAGATCATCACGACCTACCGCGACGACGACCCGGGCGAGGACATCCCGGTGCCCGAGCCGCCCGCGGATCCGGTCACCCGCCCCGGCGATCTTTACGAGCTCGGCCCGCACCGCCTGCTCTGCGGCGACTCGCGCGACGGCCGCTCCTGGGAGCTGCTCATGGGCAAGGACAAAGCCGACTGCATGTGGACCGACCCGCCGTACGGCGTCGACCTCGAGATCCGCGCGAGCGGCAAGCATGGACGCTTCAACCCGAACAAGGCCGAGCGCACCAACGGCGTCGCGGCCTTCCAGGGCGACCGCGCCGACGACCTGGCGCCGCTGCTCCACGCCGTCTTCCCGCACGTGAGCACGTACCTGCGCCCGGGCGCGCCCTGGTACATCGCCGGGCCGCACGGCCCGCAGCTCGGCGTGTTCATCGCCGCGGTGCAGGCAGCCGGCTGGCACCACGCGCAGACCCTCGTCTGGGTCAAGAACAGCTTCGTGCCGGGGCGTCAGGACTACCACTACCAGCACGAGGCGATCCTCTACGGCTGGAAGCTCGGCGCCGCGCACCAGTGGGAACAGTCACCCGATCGCTCGACCGTCATCGACGACGAGCCTGACCTGAAGACCCTCACCCGCGACGAGCTCATCGCGCTGGTCAAACAGCTACGCGCCGAGCAGGGCACCGATGTGATCCGTGAGCCCAAGCCGCTGCGCAACGACCTCCATCCGACGATGAAGCCGATCCCGCTCATCCGCCGGATGCTCGCCAACTCGAGCACGCCCAAGCAGATGGTGCTCGAGCCCTTCGGCGGCAGCGGCAGCACGCTCATCGCCGCAGCGCAGATGGGCCGCCGCGCGCGGTTGATGGAGATCGAGCCGCGATTCTGCGACGTGATCGTCGAGCGCTGGCAGAACCTCACGAAGGAGACCGCGAAGCGGATCCCGGCCGTGGCGTCATGACCGCCGGTCGACCGCCGACGCCGACGTCGCTGCGGTTGCTGCAGGGCAACCCACAGCACCGGCCGATCAACGACCAGGAGCCGAAGCCCAAGCCGATCGCGCCGCGCTGCCCGAGCTGGCTCTCGCCGGTGGCGAAGCGCCACTGGCGTGAGCTCGCACCCGAGCTCGAGCGGATCGGCGTGCTCACGACGATCGACGTCGGCGCGTTTGCCGGCCTGTGCGAGTCGTGGGCCCAGTACCGCGAAGCGAGCGAGTTCCTGCACAAGCACGGGGCCGTCTACAAGACGCCGAAGGGCGGCCTGGCGCGCGCGCCCCAGGTCGCGATCGCGCGCGACGCGCTCGCTTCGTACATGCGCGGGTGCACCGAGTTCGGCCTTACCGCCGTCGCGCGCTCGCGGGTCAAGGTCCGGCCGGCCGGGGAGGACGACGAGGATGACCTCCTCGACAAGCCGCGCTCGGCGAAAGCGTGAGCCGCCTGCTCCGCCGGGCTTCCACTTCGACGCGCAGGACGCGCAGCGCGCCGTCGACTTCTTCGCCAAGCGGCTGCGCCATGTCGAGGGGCTGTGGGCTGGGCACGCGTTCCTCCTCGAGCCGTGGCAGCACGACATCGTCTGGAACGTCTTCGGCTGGAAGCGCGACGACGGCCGCCGGCGCTACACGACCGTCTACGTCGAGATCCCGCGCAAGAACGGCAAGTCCACCTTCGGCGCGGGCCTCGCGCTCAAACTGCTCACCGCCGACGACGAGTTCGGGGCCCAGGTCTACGGCGCGGCCGAGGACAAGGACCAGGCCACGATCATCTTCCGCATCGCCGCGGCGATGGTCCGCCAGGACAAGGTCCTACGCAGCCGCTGCGAGATCATCGATTCGAGCAAGCGCATCGTCGTCGCGCGGACCAACTCCTTCTACCGGGCGATCCCGGCCGACGCCGAGGGCACCCACGGCATCAACGCGCACGGCGTCATCTTCGACGAGCTGCACACCCAGCCCGACCGGAAGCTCTACGACGTGCTGACCACCTCGCAGGGCGCGCAGCTGCAGCCGCTCACGGTGTTCTTCACCACCGCCGGGTTCGACCAGGCCACGATCTGCGGCGAGGAGCACGACCGCGCGGTGAAGGTCGCTGCCGGCGTGATCGATGACCCGAGCTACCTCTCCGTCATCTACGCCGCCGGGGAGGACGACAACTGGGAGGACCCGAAGACCTGGCGCAAGGCGAACCCCAGCTACGACGCGCTCGGCATCGCGTTCCAGGAGGACCTCGCGCATCAGGCCAAGCGCGCGAAGGAGTCGCCCGCCTTCCGCAACACCTTCCTGCGTCTCCATCTCAACCGCTGGACGCGTCAGCAAACCACCTGGCTGCCGATGGAGCGCTGGGACGCGACCGCGGGGCTGGTCAACCTCGCCGAGATCAAGCCCGACCGTCATTGCTACATCGGCGCCTGGCTTGCGTCGTCGACCGAGCTGGCGACGGTGGTCGTGCTGTTCCCGCCGGAGGAGGAAGGCGGCGAGTACTTGGTGCACATGGACACCTTCGCGCCCGCGGACAACATCGACGCGCTCGCCGACCGCGACAAGCTGCCCTATCGCAAATGGGTCGAGCAGGGCTGGCTCACGCTGACCGAGGGCGACATCATCGACTTCGACGCGATCCGGCGGCACATCATCGACAAGTACGCGCGCCGGTTCCAGGTCGACGCGATCGCCTGCAACCCGCGCGGTGCGGTGCAGTTCATGCAGCAGCTCATCGCCGAGGACCAGACGGTCGTCGAGGTACTCCCCGGCTTCGCCACGATGAGCCCCGCACTCAACGAGCTCGAGCGGCTGGTGCTCGGCGAGCGGATCCGCCACGGCGGCAACGACATCCTGCGCACGATGGTCGCGAGCCTCGCCGTGCGCCACAACCCCAACGGCGACCTGCGCCCCGACCGCGAGGGCTCCAGCGGACGGATCGAGGGCGTCACCACGCTGCTGATGGCGCTCGGCCGCGCGATCGCCGCGGCGACCGACGACGGCGAGTGGGCCGCCTCGTGAGCGAGCCCGACCGCATCGAGGCGGCGCGCCTGGAGCGCATCCGCCGGCTGCCGCTCGACGCCGCGGACCGGCGAGTGCTCGCGCAGGTCCTCGCCGCCCTGGTGCTGCTGATCGTCGCGGCCGCGGCGCTCGGCACCGCGGTGCACGCGTTCCTGTGGACCAGCGGGCTCGGCGGCTAGAGGTGGGCGTATTCGCCGACACCGTCCGCGTGCTGGCGAAAGCCGCGAGCGCGCCGCGCTTCCCGGGCGGCTGGTCCTCGATCGCCTGGCGCGGCAGCTCCAGCGCCGAGGGCGACTGGCGCAAGATCATCGGCGACGGCTCGACCTCCTCGATCGTCGAAGCCTGCGTGCTGTGGATCTGCCGCAACTTCCCCGAAGCCCCGGCGGTCGTCGTCCAGACCGGCGACGACGCGATCCCGCAGACGATCCGCCACCCCTTCGCACGGAAGATCCGCTGGCCCAATCCGTACTACTCGGGGGTGCTGCTGTGGTACGGCACGCTGACCTCCTGGGTCATCGACGGCAACGCCTATTGGCTGAAGGTCCGCGACCTCCTCGGGCGGGTCGTCGAGCTCTGGTACATCCCGCACTGGATGATCCAGCCGCGCTGGCCGCTCGACGGCACCCAGTACATCTCGCACTACGAGTACCGCCCCGCCGGCGAACTGCTGCGCCTGGACCCCGAGGACGTCTTCCACCTCCGCTACGGCATCGACCCCGACAACACCCGCAAGGGCCGCTCGCCGCTGCGGACGCTGTTCCTCGAGCTGGGCGTCGACCACGAGGCCTCGCACTTCTCCGCGGCGATCCTCAAGAACCTGGGCGTCCCGGGGGTCGTGATCTCGCCCGACAAGGAGAGCAAGGGCGCGATGGACGAGCCGGCGCGTGAGGCGATCAAGGCCAAGTTCAAGCAGAGCTTCGGCGGTGACAACCGCGGCGACCCGATCGTGCTCTCCAAGCCGACCAACATCATGCAGTTCGGCTTCTCGCCGGCGGAGCTGGACCTGGGCGCGATCCGCGACATCCCCGAGGAGCGGGTCACCGCGGTGCTCGGGATCCCGGCCGCGGTCGTCGGCTTCGGCACCGGGCTCCAGACGGCGAAGGTCGGGGCGACGATGAGCGAGCTACGCGACCAGGCCTACGAGAACAACATCATCCCGACCCAGCGCCTGGTCGCCGACGAGATGACGCTCCAGCTGCTGCCCGAGTTCCTGCAAAAGGGCGAACTGCTCGACACGCTCGAGGTCGCCTTCGATCTCTCGAAGGTCCGGGTGCTACAGGAGGCCCAGGGCAAGCTCGCCGACCGGCAGTCCACGCTCGCGCGCGCCGGCATCGCGATGCGCTCGGAGACGCGCGCTGCGGTCGGCCTACCGGTGCGACCCGAGGACCACGTCTTCATCCCCTCGCCCGGCGTGCAGCTGATCCAGCCGGACGGCAGCGTGAACCCGGTGACGCCGGCGCAGCAGGCCGCGCTCGACGTTTCGGCGGCCGCCGCGCCGTGACCGCGCGTGTGCCCCGGTATGCCGGGCTTCGCGCGATGTGAGCGAAGTACCCGCCTTACCCCGCCGGCGGGCGTGTTGGCCGCCGTGTCGCCGCGTGTAGACAAACGCACTACGCCGGAGAGCGCGCAACGGCGACCGCGGGCCTGAGCGGCACTCATCGTGCGACCACATGGAGCGCAAGCGGCTGCGGCTCGAGTTCAAGGCGGGCGAGCCCGACGGCACCTTCCGCGCCGTCTTCGCGGAGTTCGACAAGACCGACAACGACGGCGACGTCACGCTCAAGGGCGCTTTTCCGATCGGCGCGAAGCTGCCCTTCGCCCAGGTCGGCCACAACTGGGACGTGCCGACCATCGGCAACGGCGTGATCGCGGCGGATGAGACCAAGGTTTGGCTCGACGGCCAGCTCAACCTCAAGATGGCCGCCGGCCGCGAGCACTACGAGTCGATGAAGTTCGACGTCGAGCGCGGCGTCAACGCGCAGCAGTTCAGCTACGCCTACGACGTCGTGAAGGGCCACTCGGCCCGGCCCGACGAGATCAAGCGGTACGGCCCCGCCACCAAGCGCATCCTCGAGCAGCTCGTGCCGCACGAGGTCTCGCCGGTGATGCTCGGCGCGGGCACCGGCACCGGCCTCGCCTTCATCAAGCGCCGCAAGGCCGGCGGCCTGATGGTCCAGCACACCCACCCGGCCGCGCCGCCCGCGAACGACGGCAGCGACGACGGCGCCGGGGTGCCGTTCCCAACGACCTCGCCCACATACACCCACACCCACGCCGGAGGCGACGTGCCGCATGCGCACCCCGACCTCTCGCTCGGCTCAAGCAAAGGCCGCAAGAGCGCGCAGAGCTTCGAAGACCTCCGCTCGCAGCTGCAGGATGCGGTCGACGACTGGGACCAGGCCCAAGACGCCACGGAGGGTGAGGATCCTGATGCCTTCCCCGACGCCTGGATCGTCGCGACCTTCGCCGACCACGTCATCGTCGATGACGACGACGGCTACGTCTCGATCCCGTACACCCTGGATGCCGACGGCACCGTGGTGCTCGGTGAGGCGACGCCGGTCGAGCAGACCTGGGCACCGAAGTCTCTTGCCACCCGGGCCTCGCAGGTGACCGCGGATACGCGGCAGCTCGCGAAGCACGCGCGCGCGTCGGTTGCGATGCGCGCGAAGGAGGGCCGCACCCTCTCCGCGGCGAACCGCGAGCGGATCAGCTCACAGATCGAGGCGCTGAAGACCTCGATCGCGGACCTCGAGCAGCTCCTCGCGGACACCGCCCCCGCACCCGCCGGCAAGTCGCGCGAGGACCTCCTGGTCCTGCGCTCGAGCCACGCCGTGCGCCTCGCGCGCCTGGCGCGCGAGTTCGCCATCCCACTCAGCGCATGAAGGAAGTGAAGCCATGCCCGCACTGAAGGAAGTGCTGACCCAGATCGAGGAGAAGTCGAAGGCGGTGACCGCGCTCTTCGCCGCCGAGGACGCCGAGATCGCGAAGGACCCCAGCTACGCGATGCCCGCGGCCAAGCGGCAGGAGGTCATCGACCTCAACAAGCAGGTCGAGGAGCTCGAGGTCAAGGCCAACGACCGATGGGATCCGCACCCGCGCGGTCGGCCGACTCAAGGAGCTCGGCTCGCCGCAGCGCCCGGCGCTACCCGGCGGCTCGCGCGAGGATCCGGCGGAGCGGGCCGAGCGCAAGTCGATCGGCCAGCAGTTCCTGGACAGCCCCGCCTTCAAGGACTGGATGAAGGAGATCGCGCCGAGCGGGCAGATCTCCGAGTCGCTCAAGGGCATCCACTCGCCGCCGGTCGAGTTCAAGGACCTGCTCACCGGCTTCTCGACGACCAGCGCGGGCGCGATGGTCGTGCCCGACTTCAAGCCGCTGGTCTCGCTGCCCTTTCCGCCGGTCACGATCCTCGACCTGATCACCCGCGGCACCACCGGCAGCGACACCGTCGAGTACCCGCGGATGACCGGCCGCACCAACAACGCGGCACCGGTGCCCGAGGCGCTCGCGCTCACCGGCGACGCGCCCGCGCTCAAGCCCGAGTCG